GTCACCACCGCGTGTTGTCTTAGAGTTTGTAGCTTTGCTCAATCTAAGATAGTTGCAATCACGCCCTGTTTAATGTACTTTATACGATCTTCCGATAATGAGTAATTCGGATATAACGACTGAAATTCCAGTTCTTCAGGCTCAAGTGGGTCTGGAAGGTTGCACTTGTTGCTTCCTTTCACCTCACTTCCACGTTCCTTTGGAATGTGATTCGGCGACCATAGTTTTGCGTTCTGCTTTATTGCAGACGCGACTCTACTGCCTGCCCGTATCCCCTCAAATAAATCGCTTAGCGGAATATTTTTATCGAATAGTAGGTCTATGCATTTGTGACCGACAATCGATAGGTATTCATCGCTGTGTTGATTTTTTGAACGGCAGTATACTGGTTCGGGTAAGCGAGCCGTTGCCTGTTGCCAGGTCTTCCACGATGTTCCTTCATGTGCTAGGGATATCGGTCGCTCCTTCTTCCAATTTAACAGAATCCTGTGGGCAATTCTCAGATCCAAATCAGAGTTTTTCCCCCAAGGTCCTGTGGGAGCGCCGATGCCTCCAAGCCATTCGGGCATGTACCATGGAAGCCTGGATTTGGTCAGCAATTCGCGATGATGATGTAAGTATTGTTTCATCACCGCGTGATGGAGATGGGATGGACAGAGACGAAGCAGTTCCCTGCTTCGGGTCCCTATGCTACTGCGGGGGTCGGCTTGGTCGTTGAGACTCACGCCGCCTTGTGACCGCTTCATTCCTAGAAGTAGTCCTGCATTAACATAGCCAGTAAGCTTAAGTCTTGTCATTCTATGACTGACTTTTTGCCCTTTGACCTCAATGGGAAATTCTTCTACTCGGGTGAAGCTTGTTGAATTTATTTCAACAAATTCACGTGAGCAGTAAGTCTTTCCTATTGATTCCTCTAGTCCTCCGAATCTTGTGATTCGACCCCATAATTTGTATCCTACATTCCTTTTTGTGCGTATGGCGACATCGTCGCCATTGATCATCAATTTAGCGTCTTTGAGTGTGTAAGTGCGACACTCGGCTATCTCGATGGCCCAACGTGACATTGCAGCGTTGGCTATGCACAAAATTGGAAAGCTGGTTACGGAACCCATCAGTTGACCATTTGCCTGGAATTTTCCATTACTGAATAGATGCCCTGTGAGAGATTGCACATAGAGGTGTGTCTCGATTTTTGATAAATCGAGGCAGGCCGCTATTTGTAATGCAATCGTTTCAGAGACCCATGATTTCAGATTATTGGTTGCGTCTTTGTAGTCACCAGAAATATATTCTTCGTCGTTCTCGAGTTTAATCCCGAGACGTTCGAGCATATATTGTTCCGTGACCGGCGCGCCTATAAGATGAAAGCAGGGATGTCTTCTCAGGACACTGTGAGTTTTTCTCCACAGGTTCCTGAGGACTGTCTGCTGAAATG